TTAACTCTTGTACCAAAGTCTTCAAGCCTTCAGAGCCTTCGTTACTTGGTAGTTCAATCAAGTTGTTATCTTGGAATCGTCCATCTCGTGTATTGCCAAAGAGTGATGCCATTGACGCTACACCAAATGATGTGTCCCATTTATTCTTGCCAGTGAAGTGTGAGTTCAGTTGACATCCGTACTGTGCTAAGTACTGTCTTAAGTTGTCATCTAGTGCGTACGCCTTCTGGTGTGCGTTAATTTCAATACGCAGTTCTTGAGGGCGATACTTCTGAACCCATTCTTCAATGAGGTCTTGAATCTTTTGTGGAGTTGGCTCGGTCATATTGACGCAATCCAATATATAAATTTTACCGTCAGAGCGGTTGTAGGTTGCAACTACGGCACCTGTAGCACCTGCCATAGCAGGGTCAAGTCCGATGATGGTGTGTGCACCTTCGACGATACGTGGGTGACCTGGCACGCCAGGCTTTAATGGTCCACGCTTTCGCATACCGTTAACGGAACCTGCAACGCAGGTGGGAGAAAAAATTGCATCTTCTGTAACATCTTCTTGCTGGTAGACCATAGCCCACACTGAAGGTGATACTTGGGAGCGACGCTTAAATAAAGATTGTCCGTCCCACTTTGGATAATTTCCATTGGGCAGTTGTTCGTCTTTGTCGTTTTCCTGCTGGTCAGTTTCTGCCCACAATGTTTTCCATTGCTTAGGGTCTTCATCAAATTCTAAAACCGCTGGCATAGCACAGTAGGTAAAGGGTGATACTCCACCGCTCCACTGCCCTGGGTCACGCAGCATCTTGTAGAGGTCAACTGGTGCCACTCTGGTACCAACAATAATTAACTTACCGTGTCGACCAAGACGGGTGATAACTTCCTTCTGAAGCCATTCCATCTGCTTTTCCCACTCGTGGGCGTTAGTACCCATCACAGCGTCGTCGACAATAATTAAGTCAGCACGAGCACCGTAAATCTGAGAACCAAGTCCTAGAGCCTGGACCGTAGGGTCCTTCTCGCCAGAGTCGCGTCCTGTTCCCAGGTAAATCATATCTGCCGCCCACTGGGTAGCATCCTTCTGGTATCCACCGTTGGGACCAAAGGCTGTCTGCATCTTCATATAGGCTGGGTGGCTAAGTCTGGTCTTGATTGCACCAAGGAACTTACGAGCCATACCCTGAGTCTTAGAAACAATGATGACTCGAATATTAGGGTTTGTGACGATTCGATAGGTCACATAGTTTGTGGTGATGGTTGTGGACTTAGCGTGCTCTGGGGGTACGTTGATAAGTACACGGTCAGGGTCGTTAGGTTCGTAGGTCATACCTGCTGGCATCCAGCGGGGTTCTACACCATCAATCAGGTCCAGCCAGTTTAACTGGTGAGGGAACATCTTGGTATCCAAGAACTGTTCGCAGAAGTCTGGGAAGGTTATGTCCTTGAGTTCTTTCAGGTCAGCCTTGACCCCTTTGCCAGCAAGTCTGGCTTTATCAGCCCTATCTTTGAACTCAGGGTCCTGCATCGACCATTGGCGGAAGGTGACATCATTACGTCCCACGGCTGCCATAGCAGCGGTGATGGTCGCCCCTTGCTCTAGGAGCAGGAGCATCTTCTCTTGTGCCTCAGCCTTAGAGATGTTTTGAATCCCAGGCTTGCGCCCTCTGTTTGCCATTCGGTGTCCCATCCAAAAGTAAGGCTATCTGTGACCAGTTGCACAAGGCAACGGATGCCACGGGGAGCCACCCCTCAAAAGCCCCAATCGTACCCGAAGGTAGAGGATGGGGTACCCAGGCTTTTCTGCAGCAGTCTCTGGGTCTGTTCTAGTCGCCCTCTGTAGGGCTATAAAGCGGTCTAATAACGCTATCTGCCGAACGGCATAACTCTGGCGTTTACTCAACATTAGTCAGTTATATATTTATATATTATATATAACGAACGAGCGTAGTCCCAAACGAAGCGAGTTCGTTTAGAACTATTAATGATTAAATCATTACATATAAGATAACCCGTTGGAAGTACCGAAACCGAACACACGGTTTCCATATATTTTAGAAAAGTGCCCCTCTGGGGCTAAAAGTCCTGCTCAGAGGCTATATATAGGGGGGCTGAATATAACAGAAAATTATTGGGTGAGACATATAATCACACGCATACGACATTATAAAGACCCTGGGTCATAACTATACACTGACATCTCTTTATTTCTTTGTCGACATTTACTTATTCTTTCTGACTTGTCCACATTATGAGACCCGATGGGGGTCTCTTCTTTTATAACTTTTATTAATAAATGAAATTATGTTACTCGTTTATGTTACTCAGTAACTTATAAAGTAATTTACGAGATGACACTATCCCCCTTTCAAATCCGACGGGGGGCATTCATTCTTCAATTGTCGACAAATCTATAAATGAAATTATGGGGGAAGTTATACAGATTCCGTCGGTGTGATGTAACTCACAGGGTTTCACCCTTGACATTTCCCGCCTTGTGTGTTTTGGGGGTTTCTCCCTTGTCGGTTAATGTGATGGACATCACACGTTTTGGGGTTGACAATGACCCCGTAAGCGTGAGAGAGTTAAGTCATAAGCAAGGGGCAACCGCCCCGATAGATAGGAGAATGAAAGAATGGGACGCAATACTTTCGATGTTGAGCAAGTGTTCAAGGCTATGGATAAGGATTTCACCCGCAAGGCGCAAGCCCCTAAGATAGAGGGAGATTACGAGATAGAAAGTACAGGGTTAAGTGACTGGTTAGCCTATCGCTATGAGTTCAAGGTAAATGGACGCCCTACTTTTGGATACGCTGAGACTATCGATGAAGCGCGGGCGAACATCATCAAGGCGCAAGCGATAGGGGGCAAGCGGTAGCAAGTGACGCAAGTCATAGCCTGAAACCCTTGACAGAGGGCGCGTGTTCGTGACACGATTTGGGCACTAGGTAGGGCAACACCGCCCGCCTTAATCACAGTTAGGAAATACCGAAATGAAACAACTAAACCAACGGGACGCAATCCATTACATAGCAACAGGGCAAGAGTTCAAGGCGTCCGCCCTAAGCGGTAAGCGAGAGACCTACACCCCTGATAGTGGGCGACTAAATAGCGGAGAATTTTCCCGCCTTGTCGTAGATTTCAACAATAGCGGTCGGTCTATGTATGTCGTTTACTCATACGGTACACCTATCGCGTGGCACACCGCCGAGGGTTGGTATGTAGTAGAACAAAAGTTTAGTGTGACTACTAGCAAGCACTCTAACTATGTCCGCCGAGCACTAGCTGAATTGGTAGGGGCTAACTAATGAATGACTTCACACTTCAAGAGTTGCGCGACCTATTGAGCGCGGTTTGGTACGACACGCAAGGCACTCACGGGGACGAGCGTAGCGAAAGGCTAGCAAAACTCACAAACAAATTAGAGCGCGAAATTAGCAAGGCAAAAAAGGCGGTAGCATAAATGGAGATTACAGTCACCCGCCACGCGGTAGACGGATTTACCCTCTCAACTATGAAGGGCGGATACCTAGTATCCCGCCGATACATAGGGCACACACTAAAGGACGCTAAAAAACTATTCAAGCAAGAGATTAAAGGGGGCAAATAAATGGACGCACTAACTAAAATTGCGCTAGCCGTAGGCGCGGGATTCCTCGCCCTAATTGTCGCGCTATTGGTAGCACTAGGGCAAGGGGTAACGTGTCCAACAGGGGAGACAACTACACGAATCACATACCAAAACGCGCCAAGTGGTGAATGGGTAACCGAGCCCCTCTATGAAGATTGCGGGGCGTTGTAAATGATGGCTTTACTTTTAGCAATCTTGCCGATAGCCTTGCTATCACTAGCGGGTCTACTAATCAACGACGAAATAGAAGGGTAACAAAATGGAACAACTAACAGCAAGCGAACAATTCGCACAAGATTACTTATTAGTAATCAACAACGACCAAGAGGGCTATCTAGCAGCGCGTGACCTAGCCCAAGAATACAACAAGGATAAATGGCTACTAGGTGAGAGGTTACGAGATGATTTTGAAACCTTTATCTGTGATGTTGCGGACACAATAGAAGAGAAATCTAGCGAGCAATTAGGCGCAAATCTAATCCGCCAAATGTTGCTAGGTTTTGGGGCGGATACTTTCACCGCCATAGCGGGCGAGATTATCGCAGATTTGGAGGAGGAGTAATGCCACTATGCGGAGATTGCTTACGACCTATCAATGAATGTCATCACAGAGGGGCAAGGAAATGAGCGCATTATCTACCTGTAAAGTTTGCTTAGATGATTTTGATAATGAAGATATGATTGAAGATATAGAGGGAACTAAGTACTGTTTACTAGATAGCGGGGATATCTGCCCTGTATGTGGTATCTATGAACTATGCGGAAACGATGAACACCGATGCGAGACAGGGGAAAACTAATGACAACGGAGCAACAGATTAAAAGCGCAATTGATACGCTCAATGAAGCGTTAGAGTTAATGAAACAATTGGGATTTGTCACAGAGGGGGACGAAGATGAAACGCTATGAGATTACAGTGTCGAAGGTTATCTATCACATCATAGATGAGTTTGCAAGCGAAGAAGATGCGCGTGAACACGCACTAATGATGCGCCAAATGTTAGGCAAGGTTCACGGGTCGATTGTAAAGCCAGTCTTCTACGAACTCGAAGAAGCGGGAGAGGTGACAGAATGAAGCAACAATTCCAAGTAGTGTATGAAACTAAAGGCGTGAAGGTGGTCAATGTCTGGCTACCAGAGGGCACAACCACACCCCAGCAATGGGCAACTATGACCTACGCAGAACAAGACGCGTGGCTTTATGACAACCAAGATGAAGCGCACTTGCAATGGACAGATGAACACGAGGGTGTAGCAGTCAACGTGTTACCAGTCAGTAACTTAAAGGCAGTTGTGTAATGAAGTTACTCAGGCATAGCCTTGCAATCTACACAGTATTTTTTATCGGCGGTGCTGGCGCACTATGGATTCCCATACTTGGGTTGATAACAATTCTTTATTTTACAGGAGTAATCGGATGACAATGAGAGACATTAGTTGGCACGCAGAAGGTAATTGTTCAGGTCACCCAGACCCAGACCTATGGCACTATCAGAACAGTATGCACTCAGATGAACAGCAGTTGCAGGTACTACGTAGCGTTGAAGCAATCAGCCTATGTCGTATGTGTCCAGTCAAAGATAAGTGCTTAGAGGAAGGACTCAGAGATGAGAACATTCAATTCTGGGGTGGCAGTGGCACAATCTGGGGTGGATTACTTACCTCAGAGCGGTATAAGTTGCGAGGCAACAGGGATAATGAGCAGATTGTGGAGGGTGAGCAACGCCATAGACGCAATGTTACGGCGAAACTTGCTAAACTATACAGATGAAAAGAAAACTAATAGCAGTAGGAGTCATCACCGCAGTCATTCTATTTGCACCATTCGGCAATGATGTAAACGTCAACGTGGGGGTAGAGGTTAAGCACCCAGTCAAGGCGCAGACCAAGGCAACGATGGAGCAGAAGCACGACAACAAAGTAATGGCTATGAAGTTTGCTAAGGCAGGTTATGGTTGGGACTTAAGACAGAGACAATGTATCTATAAGTTGTTCACTAAAGAAAGTCGCTTCGATAACTTCGCCAAGAATCAGCAGGGCAGTAGTGCCTATGGTATCGCACAGATGTTGAAGGAGAAGTCCTCAGACCCAGCGATACAGATACTCAACGCCTACCGCTACATCCAGCACCGCTATGACACACCGTGCAAAGCGTGGCACCACCACCTACGAAAGAACTGGTACTGATGTTCGACTTATACAACAAGGACAACCCAACTATGGCGTGTATCTGTGGTTGTAAGATGTTCGAGATTACAGTTATGTGGGATGAAGAGACCAGAGAAGTGGGCTGGTATGACTTAAGACAGAGATGCAAGGAGTGTGGCACAGAGAGTACCGCACCAACACCAATAGATGGAGAAGAGTAATGCCAACGTATGAGTATCGATGCAATGAATGTAAGGCACACCAAGAACTACAGCGCAAGGTTGACGAACGAGATGATGAGTTGACTTGTATTTGTGGTAAGAGTATGGTTAGAATTATCAACGCAGTACCTGTCCGCTTCAATGGCGGTGGGTTCTATTCAACAGGAGGATAAGATGAAAGAGTTTATTACTATGGCACACTACCCACAATCAGGATGTCAATGTGATGGTGGTGGATGCTCCGCTTGCGAACCAAAGAATGACACCTTGCAGTTTGCTAGTGGCAAGGAGATTGAAGAGTTTTACGATACCTATTCAGAGTCTATGTATGTAGACCCAGCAGAAAGTACACCAGATGAACTGTCTTAAGACGAAATACCCTAACGAACACGCTGCTAATAATGTAATCAGTAAGGCGTGGTCAGGTCACGCAACGTGGAGAGGTAAGACTTTACCTATCCGTGCATACAAGTGTCACTGCAAGTCTTGGCACTTAACCTCTAAGCCTCTGATGACTCGTGCTGAACTGATTCAGCGGAGTCAAAGTCGTTATCAGAGTATGGCTTGAAGCCACCAATCTTATTGATTAACTTACGGATGCCACGCTTGTGACGCATACGAGCAGCATCCTCTGAACCAAGTTCGAGTTCCTTCGCTATGTCAGGGAAATCCATAGCCTCTGCGTGGCGGAGGAACAATACTTTTCTATCTTCCTTAGTTAGTTTCCAGTATGCGTAATCAATCTCAATCATCATCGCCATCATATTGCCACCCTCATTCGGTGCAGATGGACGACCAGGACGACCTAAGTCTACCTTGTTAATCTGACCCCACTCACTTCTTAAGACAGGAGTTAGCAAGGCTTCAACCATATCTGCTTCGTAGTAGAACAGGTCGCTAGTCTCATAACCACCAGACTTAGCCTTCCAATGCTGACAGTAATCTAATGCTTGGTTACGTAGGCTACGATAGATAAGATTCTTAGCATCCTTAACACCAATGGCTTCCCAAGTATCCAACTTGTTTGGATGTTCGAGGAACCACTGATACAGGGATTGTCGGATATCTTCTAACTCTATGTCAGTAAACTTACGGTGATACTCAGATGCAACAGAGTCCACCACATACTGCCAAGGTTCTATACGCGCCCACTCAAGCGTCACTTTATCTTTACTCCGTTGTCTAGGTGGAGGAAGCCGACTAGTTTCATCTTGTTATTCTTATTAGCAAACTCTGTGGTGCTAGGCAACCACTTCTCATTCCACTCAATAGGCATCATCATATGTAGAGGGAATGCCCATACACCTAGTGGTGTTGAGTTGATATACCAAGGTGTAAAGCCAAGCAAGTGTGCCTCTTCAATGAGGAAGTCATACTTCATCTTCTCAATGAGTAGGTCAGGGTAGTGAGTCTTTCGCGACTTAAGTTCGATAAACATTTTGTATCGGTCAGTCGTGCAATCAAAGCCATCATACTCTTGAGGTGAATGGATGAGGTCGGGCAGATAAGCCTCACGCAACCACTCAAATAATTCTTTCTCTCTCATTCTTTTACCTCAATAACATTCTCAAAGTCTTTGGCTATTATACGACCATCATCTACCGCAATGCTTCTACACTCACAATATATAAATCCTAAAGCAGAATCAACAGTAACTCCACAGTTCACACACTGTGCTTTGGTCACTCGTTATCCCACTTACCTCGTAGTACTAGCAACCCAATGATTGCGTAGTTAGCCATATCTTTGAACGAGTCTTCAAGTGATTCGTGCTCTGGTGTAGCACCGCTATCAACTAGGTTGTTGATGCGTGCTAACTTGTCGTGCATACGTACACGTAGCCCATTGATTGCACCGCCTGGTGCTTGAGAGATATTCTTCGGACCATAGTCTCTATGCTTGCTGAGTAGCAAGTCAGTGAGTTCCTTGGTCAGGTTGCTCAAGTCTACTTCGAGGTGGACTTCGCGTGCAACAATGGAACTTTTAGAGTCACGGTTAGGAACGACCCTTGTGTCGAGTACGCTGATACCTTCAAACCTTGATTCGTCAGATGATTTATAATCTGCCATATTTCCTCACGCTCCGCTTCCGTCGTCATTGGTTTCCTCTTCTAATAGTTTGGCTAAGTTCTGGTCAAAGTCTTGCAACGCTGACTTGACTACCATATCCTCAACCAGTTCATCTACTAGTTCGTAACCGTTCTCACTAGCAAATAGTGTAACATAAGTAGACTGCGTGATGAGTTTAATCTGGTCTGGTTCGTCAGCGTGGTTAAACATAAACCTCAGTAGTGAACCTAGTTTAAGTTTGAATCCATTGGGTAGTATGTAATACGGGTCGAACTCTTCGTCTTCCTCAAGGTAGTGGTCGACCAGTTCAAATGAATCCTCAAATGTAATGTGGCAATCGTGGCAATAGTTATGTGGTGGTGGTGTCTCTTCCTCTGCCATCAGATGTCAATGCCAATCTTTTCGAGAATGAATTCTCTGCCCTGTGACACGAAGACAGAGTTGACATCTTCGCCCTCCCCAAAGGATACAACTGTGACTGGTAGTTCCCTTGCGAGTGAGTTAGCGAACTCTCTTCCTGGCGTATCACCATCAGCAAATACGAATACGCGTTCAAAGTCTGCGAGTAGTCTGGTGTAGTGCTTCTTCCACGAGTTTGCGCCAGGTACACCAACGCAAGGAAAGCCCACGCACTTAGACATAGTAAGGGTATCCAGTTCACCTTCACAAACTCCTATCCAATCACCAGCACGTGATACATCAAGCACGTTATACATACGTGTCTCTGCCCCAGTCATACCCATATACTTAGGTTCAACTGCAGGGTTAAGACTTCTAAATCTTAAGTCAACAACACCAGTCTTGGTGATGTAAGGGATTGATAAGCGTCCAGCGTATTGCTCGTGACCTGTATCAGGCTCCGCGACTACGCCTAATCGAGCCGACCGTGCTACCTCCAGGGGTATGCCTCTGCTTGCTAGGTAGTCTTCTGCCAGATGAATACTTTCCGCGTACTTGAGTACTGACTTCCCCAGTAATTCCTTCTGCAAAACGCTTTGCTTCATTAAAGTTTAATCCCTCTTGTTGTGCGACGATTTGAATACTGTTTCCTTGTACTCCACAAGCGAAGCAGATGAAGATGTTCTTGTCCAAGTTTGCTGTTCCGCTTTGGTGTGAGTCACCGTGAAAGGGACACCTAAGATTAACTTGTCCGTGAGTACTGCGTAAGGAAGCCCCGTAGTGTTCAAGGATTCCCTTGATAGATGGCAAGTCGTTGTCAATTTTTATCACCATACCCAGCCTCTCGAAGTAACCATACTAAGTCTTCTGTCCTCATCAATGATACCCAATCTCCGACAGACTTCTCGCCCTGTCCGTTGAGTCTTAAGACTACAACTCCAAGGTCACCCTTGTCTCTGTCTTTTAACTGTGCAATTGCAGCAGCGGGGTTGAACCCTGTGCGTGCTTTTACTTCCCAGTCAATGCCGACAGTACCAGTAATATCGGAACCACTACGACCAGCACCTGTAGACTCGGCATAAGGAAATCCATTCTCTGCGAGGAACATAGCAAGTACCTTCTGACTTCTGTACCCTCTGTGCTTGCGCGATTGTGATGGCACTTAGGATGCGCTCTTGTCCTTGTTGAGAATACGTACTGCCCACTCTAGTCCAGCGTTGAGTCCATCAGTCCACTCATCAGTGACTGGTACCTTGGCTGCTTGAATCTTTTCAACCAGTGCTGCTACTTCAGTCTTAAGACCTAGCAATACTAGCGCACGAACTTCTTGTGTTGTGTCGTCTTCTTCTTCTCTAATCACTTTATCCACCGTTCTCTGGTATGTCGTCCATAAACATATACTCAGGATTAAATGCTAACCACGCCATTAAGTTAGCGTTAGCATCAGCCCTTCCGTATCTGTTCTTAACTGGTGAGATAGCCATTGAGGTTCCCACTACACCTAGTGTACAGATAAGTGCAGGAATTTGCGCGACCTTACCTTGCAATGCAGAGCGTGGTTGCGTAGGGTTTCCTGGCACAGCCTCAGATGTATGGTGCAAGACAATGATTGCTGCGTTAGTGATACGTGCTAGGAACTTTAACTCCTTCATCACCGCACGCATAGATGCGAACTCTTCACCACCATCTGTTGCAATGTCCATCAGGTTATCAATGAAGATAGCCTCAGGTGGACAACCCCATAGTTCCTCGAATGCTTCAACCTCTTCGTTGATATCCATAAGAGTAGGGCTAGATTCAAACGACCACACAATGTGTGATGACTTCTGCAGTACAGCCTTAGTCCAGTCAGTATCTGTTTCCATTAGTCGCTCAACATCTGTCTGATTCTTACCGCTAATCATTGATGCTAAGCGCATAGCCATAGTGTGTGAGTTGGTATCTGCTGAAATGTACAGAGTAGGAACTCTCATACGTAGGGCTAAAGCCAGTGCCAGAGTGGACTTTCCCACACCTGGAACACCAGCAAACATCGACACCTCAGAGCGTCGGCAAATAATCTTGTTGGTATTAAAGGTCTTGAATACTGGAGGTAAAGGTTCTCCGCCAATGTCCGAACGACCTACCGAACGGACAAGTGTTCTCATTCTTTTATTCTACCTGATGCAATATCTAATGCAACCTGCGATGGTACAAACCAGTTGTCTGGCATAATCTCAATAGAATATTTAGCAAGCAAACTTGCCATTATATTTTGTTGTTCTTGTAAATGTATTGCTAAAGTCTTTTCCATTATATCTCCTGTCTTAAGTTGGAAGAGAGGTAGCCACCTTCCCCTGAATAACTACCCCTCTACCAATCCTTATTATAGCATAGGCTCTTGTATTAGCCGTTCGTCGGAGCGCACTGTTCCGCGCCCTGAGGTTGTGGACATACCCACATTGAGTAAGGCTTGCCGTTCTTCTTCGAGATTCCCGATAGGAACTTGCGGTTGCCGTGAACGCAGGTCGGTGACGATAGACCCGTAGCGGATGGAGCCGCTTGCGGGGCGGGTGCGGAGGTAGCCCAAGGCGGATTGTCTACTGTTGAAGTAGTGGTCGCCAAAGGGGATACGTTGTATGCACCCGCAATCATCTTCTGTGTTGCTGCAATTTGTGTTGAGTAATCAGAGATTCCCTCTAGCAATACGCTGAGTTCATCTGAAGTGTTAGCGCGGATATTGATTAGGTCACCGACAGGTGTCTTAATTGATACCTGTAACTTCCAGTTTTCTTCTGACATTATTTATTTTCCTTCTTCGTAAATTGGCAGTGTTCTGTGAGTCCACAGAAACTACACGATTGTAGGTTCGGTAGAAATATACCAGCCTTTCGTGCTTTGTCAAAGCCATCAACAAAATACTCCAGCGTGTCTTTGGTATATCTACTTAGGTCAATCATCTCTCCTGTCCCCGACTCACGAGACATCCAGTAGTTTCCTAGATTGACTTCCACTCCTAACATCATCTCGACTCCTACTTTGTAGAAGCCTAGTTGAAGGTCAGACTGTGGACGTGCGCGAGAAGTCTTCAAGTCGACGATAACAAGTTTACCGTTGACCTCGAAGATTCTGTCAATGAACATCTTCACTGGTACACCAGCAATGATGGGGTTGAGTTCCAACTCGATAGCCTTTGCACCCTGTGGGGTAGTCCAGATTTTCCAGTCAGGATTATTCTTGCGCCAAATGATGTAGTCATCTACCCACTTGGAACCTTGTTCGTACCACCAAGTACCATCTTCCTTATTAGGGTTAGCCTTGGTTGCTCTTCCTGCTACTCGTGCCTTAGAGAAGTCAAGTCCGTCAATCTCCTTGAGCCAAGCATCGTGCCAGTATGTATTAACAGTCGTTGACATTGTATATTCCACTTCTTCCTTCAAGAGTAAAAGTTACTCCAGTAGGTCCTGGCATTTCAGATGCAATCTTCTTGCGCCAAAATCCTGGTGCTTGTTGAAGGTATCCTTCTTTGGCTAGGAACTCTTGCTGCAATGCAAAGCGTCCACGATAGTCAATAACCTGTGCACGTAAACGTTCCAACTCAGCCATATGTTCTTTATTCTGAGCCTTAAGTGATTCAACTTCACGCTTGAGTATGGAGTTTGTATAAGTCAAAGATGATAATTCTTGAACCTTAGCCTGAGACTCTACCCAAGCGCCAAGTGTCTCATCAAGTTGAGCCTTCAATGTTTCAGTTGTCTCTTCTTGTTTACCCGTCTTTGGATTAGTTCTAAAGAGTATACCTTGGGCGGTAGAAAGAAAACCAACTTTAGATGGTAAGTCTTTAGGCTCAAAATGTAATGTCTCAATAGCACTACGCAGTTGAGTCATATCTGTCAATGGTATCCAGTCTTCTTGCCAGATTCCATCGCAAGAACAACCGCTTCCATAGCGGAAGTAGTACTTATTTTCGTACTCACCTAGTTGAGCAGATGACCATTCGTAATATCCGCCAGACCAGTCGTACTCTTCGATTACTTTGATGTCGTCATCATCCATTGCAACTCCTGTTCAATGCTCCGCTAATAATTCTTTCAAGAACGCCAACTTGTGCCTCAAGTTTACTGCATTGCTTGTCAGAATTCTCGTACTTATCTTTCCAGAATTTAACTTGACCTTCCAAGTCCTCAGGTTCTGGTTGACCATACATAGTGCTCGCACGAAGTGCATCGTTTACAATTGTGGTGTAGCCATACTTTATTGGATTGACAGTAATGAACTCTGCCTTTGGTGCTGATGACTTGGCGGTCGTTTTGCCTTTTCTGGTTACTTTAGATTTCTTGTTTTTCAAAACAGAATTAACTTGCGCTGCCATTAGTTCTCACACTCCAAGTCATAAGTCTCTGCTGCTAAGTGGAAAGCCCGTCCTCCTGCTGACCAGACTGATGGTTCTTCTGGGACCTTGAGTAATCTGCCAAGGTAATACTGATACCCACAAGTGAGAAAAGTAGTGAAAGCACTATAACTAATGTGCTCTGGTAGTTCATATGAATCTAGTTTAATCATCCAAGTCTTCTGCTTCTTCAGCAAAGTGAATCAGATAGTTAACTTCTTCTTTTAGTTGTCTTACTTCTGCTTCTAAGTTAGCAAACTGAACAAACAAATCAAAGAACAAGTCTGAGATGTCAGCGTGCTCTTCTTCGTGGTAATTGTTCTTCTTAAATGGATTACGCATTTGTAACTCCCGTCTAGTAGTTGAGCAGATAGTACTCCCAAACGGCGACAGGAGAGCAGCCAAGAATGGGAGAACTATCTACTCCTATAGTATTTCATACTCTGGTCTTTTCTGCAACCTCGACACTCTCGGCTTATCCTACCGTCTTTCTTTTTCCTGTCGACGTATCCCCACGTGGCTAGGCTATGACCATTCTTGCAACTGCCGTTGCTCCAGTCACGTGCCTGTGTAATTGTATTGTCGCCAGTATGGTGACGCGTTGTATTAATGTTAGCAGGTACTGGGTCTAGGTGATATGGGTTGACGCACCACTTGTTGCGACATAGATGGTCAAGGGTTAGACCCTCTGGAATCTCAGCAATAAAGTATTCATATGCCCAGCGATGTGCTCTCCATCTATAACCATCAGGTCGACGAAGATTAAACCTTGCATAACCTTTGACAGTTAATGTGCCAGTCCACTTCCAACAATCATCTTGTTGAATAATTCTTTCAAAGAAATAATTTATTTCTTTTGTATTCATTGGGTTCCTCCAATAACTCGGAACCCTGATTTTAGGAATACGACCCCTTACCCCAATTCAAGGGTTGTCCCCCTGAAATGTGGTTGAGGAATCAATTCCGAATCAACAACTCGTTGACCCGTCATTTGAGGTTTCCGACCCACTCTTTCGAGTACCCAAACTGTAGCATATGGGGTGGCGTGTCTGCGCGACACACCGATGGGATGTATGTGCTATGCTTTACGTGCTTAGTAATTAGATATGGACTCGGTATACGTGCCATAGAAACACAAAAAGACCCCCCAACCTAGGGTGATTACCTTAGGAAGGGGGGTTTCTTGTCTCTACGGGGCTGCTAGACCCCTTAAAGGACTACTTCTTGGTTAGTCCAAAGTCTCCGTCGTTCTTGTCAGCCCACTTAATTGCTGGTGCTGTCAAGGCTGCGATGATTGCTGCATACTGTGGTGCTAGGTCAGTGACCAGTTGTACTCCAGTAAAGACAGCCACCGCTGCTACTGCTGTAGCCCAGGACTTGATTGCCTTAACTCGCTTAGGGGTTAGGAACTCTTTCATTTGTTCTCCTTCTTCTTAGGTAGAGGCTTAACCTTTGCCTTTACCTTGTCGATTGTTTTTGGCTTACCTAGCCAAGGGAACCAGTTGGATGTGTCGTATCCAGCAGTCTCCTTGATTGATATATGGACGTGCTTCATATGCTTGTTGCTACCTGTGTACTCGCGGTTGCCCTTCTCAGGACTCCAGATACGACCCTTGAATATCAGGTACTTGACTCGCTTGTCCTTCTGTAGTTCAAAGAAGACATCATCCCCACTAATACCAAACACTGGGTCGTGGGTTAGGTCGACTGCAAAGCCTGTGTTGTGGTCAGAGTTAGGACTCTGCTTTAGGTGAGCAGCAGACGGCAGAAGCCCATCCGATGCTTTCCCGCGCTTGGGCTTCAAGGCTGTCGCTTGTCGCAATACCGCTTTGGCTGCAGGTGCAGCCGTCTTTGCAAGTTTCATCTATGCTCATTTCTTTACTAACTCGACAACTAAGTCTTTAATAATTGCTACTTCGTGCTTGAGTCCAGTAAGTTCGTCTCGCATACTCGACCCCGAATTGGGCTTTAGTTCTGCCAGATAGTGTTTAACTAGCCATCTAACCGATATCATAAACATTGAAACAATTGTCAGGATAGATACGGTTAGTGCTGCCCAATCTTGTGGGGTCATAACATTGCGCTCCTAAGAGTTATGTGGTCGGATGATTATACGGTACGGATAGTTATTTCTAAAACTCCACCAAAGCCATCGAACCGCTTATCTGGTGGTGTCATACGTGTGAACGTGACTTGCTCGATTATTGCTTGACGTGTTTCCTTTGTAGACAAATCTTGGAATGTCAGTACGTCACCTGACTCTTCGATATCTTCTAGTATTTGGATTCTGTCAAAGGCTCTGCCTTCGTAGCCAACTACTGTGTTATATCTATCTGTCTCTGTATCAAAGCAATAGACTGGGAATCGCATTACTCGCTGACGAGGGGTAGCAATAGTTGCCTTTGCTTGGTAGCCCTTGAATGTAGGACCCTTAGTGTTATCAGTTGCATCACGGTAGAGGATGAACTTATAAGCAACATACTCTTGAGCAGTTGCAGGATTAGATGTGTTGACCTCGATAGGTGAGATTGATGAATCGTATGAGATGTGGTCATACTCAACACCATTCTTGTCGACAGTCTCAAGGGTCATTGAACCGTAGGTAAAGTCACCACGACCTAGTAGACGCTTGAAGTTCTTAGGTTCAAGGGTTCCGTATCGGATGTTACCTGTTGTGATGTAACCATTGATTGCCTTTGTGCTTGCTGCTTCTACTACTACAGTACCTGCGGAGAATGATGAACCAGCAGGAGATACTGCAGTTAGTGCAATGTCTGCATTAGTTACTGCATATGAGAATGTAGTAGGGGTTACAGCGGTAATAATCTTGTGGCTACCGATTGGGTAACCTGCAGCAGAATCAAATGGTGCTCCGACTCCATTAACGAATACACCCTGACCAACCATATAGCCGTGCTCGGCAGCAGTTGTCAGTGTTGCAACATTGTCTGTCAGTTGCTTGTAAGTAATGCTTGCTGTGACTCGACCTGCAGATGAGCAGTTACCGTAGATGATGCGGTCTGTCTCGCCAAGGAATCCAACCGCCACTGTCTGCCCACCGTTGATAGGTGTTTCAATGTTTAAGTCGTTAGCGTATGCAAAGCGTAGTGTCTCAAGTTCATTACTTAAGTCGATACGAATAAGTCCTTGCTTACCAGTGGTTGTACCAGAGGCGCACCAGATATAACTCTGACGAGCAGTGAAGTCATAGACTGGCTGCTCTGTCTCTACGTTCAGTGGTCCGTAATTGATAGAACCATCTTGGTCTGAGATGACTGCAATTCTTACACCCTTGTTTGTACCGATGGCTAAGAAGCCAAGGTAGTACATCATTGAGTAAACCAATTCACCGATAGGTAGTTCCGCTGCAGTTATAGCAGATGTAAGGGTTGGCATTACTCCAGAGGTATTGAGAGTAAACTTAACAATTGTTGAGATTGCTCCGTTGATTCCAGATACATAGATTGCTGAACCAGATGCTGCCACTGATGTCCAGAGGTGAGATGTGGTTGGGTGTGTGTAAACTGGTGTAGGCAGTGCGCTTGCAACAGTTGACATTTCGTAAATCTTGTTATTGACACAGACAACTAAACGCTCTTTGATGAACTTCATAGTCGCACTTGTTACAACTGTTGCATCAGTAAACATAGGTGTTGCTGGGTCAGCAAATGCTGCGCTCAAAGACTTCTTGTACATATGCATCTTGAGCGAACCAGATACTTCGTTGACGATGAAGTAGACAAACTCACCATCATTGGCAGTAGCATAGATTTTGTCCTGTGTTCCAGAGATAGCAAACAAAGGCTGGTTAACTGGACCAGGTGCTACACGGGTAATGTTAAAGTCAGCAGCAAGTAGTGAGCCGTCATACTTTGTTCCACCAAGAGTCCACTTGATTGACTCGATGTGAGTAGGAGCACGACCATCAGATGCTAGTCCTGCTGCTGCATAACCTTGAACTACTGACTGACGGAGAAGGGTAACCTCACCCTTATTCCAAACATTCAAGCCTTCGCTTTCTGCAAAGCGGTACTTGCCATTCTCATCAGTTGTCGCTGGGTCATAGAAGTTAATACCTTCTCCAGAGTGGAATGACATCTGACTTCTAATCCACCAACCAGTCAGTGACTGCTCACCTGGTTCTGTTCCGTTGTCAAACTGGTCTTTACGAAATGGTGCAGTCTGACGGATATATGGACGTGAGTCATTGATTGCGTAGATGAATGGCATACCACCAACTGCTACATCGTATGCAACATCAGTGTTCTGCCAGAGAGAAGTGGATGAAACTACACCAACATCTACTGCAATAGAACGGG